CGGCGGGGTCGAACACCGTAACCATCCCCGTCCCCGCGCCCGTCAACACCGCTGCGCCTGTGGCCACCGGGGCGACACCGATCGGCTCGACGCTGAACTGTTCGACCGGGACGTGGAATTATTCTCCGACCGGCTATGCCTACCAGTGGCAGCGCGGCGGCGTGAACATCTCCGGGGCGACGGCATCGTCCTATGTGACAGTGACCGCCGACGGCGGGACAAACGTCACCTGTAATGTGACTGCGACAAACGCGAGCGGCAGCACCTCAGCGGCGTCCAACGCCATCGCTGTTGCGCCGCCGTTCAGTTTCCCGGCTGGCGCGACGGCGATCTACTCGACCCGCAAGGCCGTCTCAGGCTACGCGGGCAAGTGTCTCCAGTTGCAAAACAACACGTCTACGACCTTGGACATCGGCTTTGACGCCGCTGGCAACATCGATATCGCGGCGGCGATGGCGTTTATGACGGTGTCTCAAGGCTTCCGGATGTCCAAGTGGTACGACCAGTCGGGCAATGGGAGAGACGCGGTATCGAACAACCCCAACAACAGCGCCCTCAACATTATCAACGGCAGGGGGATTATTGTCTTCGCGGGAGCTCTATTCGCTGTTCAGCCGGGGCCATCGGATTCCGGGGTGATCCCGGCGGTGAACAGTGACCAGACGCTTGGCCTGGTCATGTGGTCTGACAATAGCGCTGTCGATCAGTTCGTCCTGACCCATTATTCTGGGGGTGGTTGGATGGTCATGACCAACCACGGGAGCAACCCATACAAGGGGATTTACTGGAGCGCGACCCCCGGTGCTTTCAATCCGACGACGGCCAAGCTGACTACCAGTTCGCCGTCGCGGTTGGTCTGCACTCGCACCAGCGGCGCGTTGGCGATGTACCTCAACGGGGCCGCGTCAGGAACGGCGACGGGACAGAGCAACAGCGCGCCCACTTCTCATATCAACATCGGCGGCTATCAGGACACCAGTACCGGGTTTGGCGGGTTCATCAGTGAGGTGTTCATTTATGGTTCGGCGCTCAGCACCGGGCAGTTGTCCATCATCGACGCCAACGAGGCCGCTACCTTCCCGACTATGGGCCTTGAGACGCCCTACAACGGACAGACAAGCTGGGCGCAGCTAGCCCCCAGCAGCATCATCAATCTCGGGAACGTCCTGCAATACGAGTACACTCAGCCGTGGACGTGCTTCGCCGCCATTCAGGTGTATGACCCAGCAAATTACAAAATTATTTTCACCAACGTGCCTGCCGCTGGTCCGGCTTATCCCGGCTATGAACTTTGGATCGACACCACCAACGGTTTTCAGGTTTTGCATGTTAAGCTCATGCACGATTTCGGCGGCCTCCAATACGCGGGTATCTGGGGTTCGGTCAACGTCGCCGACGGTAAGAAGCACATCGTTGCGGCGTCTTGGGATGGTTCAGGCACAGCGGCGGGCATCAGTCTGTTTGTCGATGGCGTGAAGGACACGAGTATCCACGTTGAGTCCGACACGCTCGGCGGACGGACGATCATCGGCTCTGGCCAGAGTTTTCTTGTCGGTCAGCAGCAAGGTCAGAACTTCGGTCTGGGCGGCGGGATGAGCTACTTCCAACTCGACAATATCAAACGCTCGGACGCCTACATTGCTGGCATCTCTCCGACCTCTGGAACACATGTGCCGCCGGTCGATGCGAACACCGCTGTCCTCCTGAAGCTGAACGAGGGGAGTGGCACGACGGCCAATGACACGTCGGGCCATAGTCTTAACGGCACGATGAGCGACGCTGGCATGTGGACACCGTGATGGCTACGAGCGGCACTTTCAACTTCGCGCCAGGCGTCGGCGAATGCGTCCTCAATGCGCTTTCGCGCATCCAGATCCGCGGCCCGATGGTGAAGACCGAAATGCTCCATATGGCCACCCTGGAAGCCAACTTGATGCAAGCGGAGTGGTCGAACCGGGGCCCGAACCTCTGGACAGTCGATGAACAGGAGGTCGACACCGTCGCTGGCTTCGCCACCTATACGGTCGACCCGTCAACGATCGCCGTCCTTGAGGTGACGCTCGGCACGGGCAACCCGCCCAACGAAACAGAGATCCTTCTCACCTCGATCTCGCGCACCGAGTACATGGCCTATCCGAACAAGGATTTGCATGGACGGCCGACGGTCTACTGGTACGACATGCTGATCGCGCCGACGATCACCCTCTGGCCGGTTCCCGATCAGGTCTACCGCCTTCACTTCACCCGCTATCGACAGCAACAGGACGCGACGATGCGCGGCGCTGGCAATCTTGAGACGCCGTATCGGTGGCTCGATGCGGCTTGCGCCGGCCTTGCGGCTCGGCTGGCCATGCATTACGCGCCCGCGCTTGAGGCGCAGCGCGCGGCGCAGGCCGAGCGGGCGTATAATTTCGCCGCCAGCAGAGACAAGGAAAACGCCCCCCTGTTCATCAGTCCGATGATCGAGTTCTACTCTCCGTGAGGGCGCCATGGTGGAGTTTAAGAACGTCATCGACCTCTTTCTTCCAGGCCTCAAGGCGTACGAGAAACGATACGGCGTGCGTCTGGGGCTAATGGTCAATTATTCGGGCGAGCGAGTCTGGTTCACTGACGGGGATATGCGACCGCTGCACGGCCCTGGTGGCCAGCCAATAGTCGCAATGACGAAAAAAGAGGTTCAGGACAACACTTACAAGTTCAAATGGCGTGGGCGCGTCATGAAGGCAGTGCAGGCCGCTTGGAGCAAGGAGGCGTGAGATGGGCTGGGCCTCGCAAAGTGGAAGGGCGGTAACCAACCCGAGTTACCCGCGCGCCTTCGCCGTCTGCGACAATTGCCGCTTCTGGTACAACCACACCAAGCTCAAATGGCAGCGGGAGTGGCAGGGCACCCAGATTATCAACAAGGGCTTCCTGGTCTGCACCACTTGCCTGGACAGGCCCAATCCGCAGCTTAAAGCGCGGCTGATGCCGCCCGACCCGGTGCCGATCGCCAACCCGCGGCCAGAGATCGCCCTGTATCCAGGGCCTGTCAGGTATCTTGGAGTCGAACCGACTCTGCCGCCGGGCCGGGTCGCGACTGAGAGTGGCGCAGGTAACTTCCCGAGCGGCGCTCCGATGGAGATAGAGCCCTAATGAACGCCCCCTACCACCCTCCCTATGCGTTCCGGGGGCCGTTCGGCCGGAAGAGCGTGGAAGCGACGCCAACCGAAAACGTCGCCCCCTCTACCCCTTCGTACGCATTCCTGGGACCGTTCGGCCGACAGACTGTGGCGGTTCGTACAGTCGAGAGCATCGCCCCTTACAACTCTGCCTATGCATTCCTGGGGCCGTTCGGCGGACAGGCCATGGCGGCCTCGACATCCGTTCGTACGACGCCAATTGACGGCATCCCTGGACCGATCGCGGACGAGATCCCGATCAGCCAGCTTCCGCTCGCGGGGCCGCTTCAGGGCGACGAATTTATCGCCGTCGTGCAGGGCGGGATCACGAGCCGAGCGATGACGAGCGTCGTAGCTGGGTCTGGACCGCCTCCGCTAGGCGTGCCTGGCCCGGTAGGGCCGATTGGGCCACGAGGTGCAGACGGACCGACTGGGCCGACCGGACCGCAGGGCCCTGTTGGGCCAACAGGGGCGGTTGGAGCGACCGGACCGCAGGGTTTGACCGGGCCAATTGGGCCAGTCGGGGCGAACGGAGCGACCGGACCCACTGGAGCGACGGGGCCACAAGGGGCGCAAGGCGTAGCGGGCGCGACAGGGCCACAGGGGCCGCAAGGCGCGACGGGAACGACGGGAGCGACAGGGCCGCAGGGCCCGACCGGCCCGCAGGGACAGACAGCGATCATCGTCGGCCAGTTCGGCGCGTCCAAGACGCCGGCCAACCTTCCGACGAATGGCGTGATCCCGGCGAATTGGGACGCCGTCGGCGTTCCTCCTGCCCAATTGACGATGCAGTTGAGCCAGGCGCTTCTTTACACCGTCAACCAGCATGTCTGGGTCTATGTCGGCACGAGCGTTAACGCCGCAGGCTGGGTCGACATGGGCGCGACTGTCGGCCCGGCGGGCCCGCAGGGACCGGCAGGACCAACCGGCGCCACTGGCCCGCAAGGAGCAACCGGACCGACCGGAAGCGCTGGCCCTCAAGGACCGGCCGGCGCGAATGGAGCGACAGGCCCTCAAGGAGCGACAGGCCCTCAAGGGCCCACCGCCGTCTCCGCCAATGCCGGGAATATCGCCACTCTCGGCAGCGATTCGCTCATCTACGTCGCGGCGACTCCTTCTTCCAGTACGCCGTTGATGGATGGCTCGGCGGCGGTTGGAACGGGAGCAACCTGGGCTCGCGCCGATCACGTCCACCCCACCGACACCACTCGCGCCGCCGTATCAGCAATCCCAGCCGCTTCGTCCACGACGCCAGCCATGGATGGCACGGCGGCTGTCGGAACCGGGACGACCTGGGCGCGGGCGGACCATGTCCATCCGGTCGACACGTCGCGCTACGCGGCGTCGAATCCTTCCGGCTACCAGACCGCCGCCCAGGTGACGGCGTCGCTCGCCAATTATCTGCCGCTTACGGGCGGCTCCTTGAGCGGATCGCTCACGCTTAACGTCGCAGCGTCTGGAACCGCGCGCAATTTCAACGGCGCGACGAACGGTTCTTTCCGTTGGAACATGCAGTTCGGCAACGCGACCGTAGAGTCCGGCACTGCCGGCGGCTCGGACTTCGCACTCAGCCGGTTCGACAACACCGGCACTTACATCGACAGCCCGCTGACGATCCTGCGCGGCACAGGCGTCCTGGTCGCCGTAGACGGCGTCAGCGCGCCGCAAGTGATTGGAGATAATAGAATAATCAATGGTGACATGCGTATAGACCAACGTCACAACGGGGCTTCTGGAAGTACAATTACTGACTTCCCAGTTGATCGGTGGAATTTTTCTGGGGTTAATACTGGAGAGATGTCGTGGGGGAGGAACCTTAATAGCGCCGCCACGCCAGCTGGATTCCCAAACTATCTAGGGTTTCAGACGTTAACCTCTGGTACGGTGGCATCTGGCGCGGCTTATTATTGTTATCAGGCTATCGAAGCCGACATGGTTAGTGATTTTGCTTGGGGCGCGGCTGGCGCGCAGCCCGTCACCTTATCGTTTTGGGTCCGATCGTCGTTGACTGGTCAATTCAGTGGGATTGTGGGTACGCGAGGGTTCTTTAATGCTGGCGCGACGACTTATCCGTTCATTTATACGATCAACTCAGCGAACACTTGGCAAAACATAACCATCACGATTCCCGGTCCGACGACTGGGACGTGGACGATGAGCGGTAACCTCGGCGCAATCGTCGTTAATTTCGCGCTGGGGACTGGCAGTTCCTTTTTGGCCCCGGCGAATGCGTGGGTGACGCAAGCGGGAAGTGGCGGGGCGATTTGCGCAACGGGATCGGTCCATCTCAGGAATACACTCAACGCCACTTGGTACGTGACCGGCGTCAAGCTGGAGATCGGCAGCGTCGCAACACCCTACAACCGGCAGTCGACGGCGAAGAGCATGGCCGATTGCCAGCGGTATTATTACGCCGCGAGCTTTCAAGGCTCCGGCTATTCTGGCGCCGCAGGGGGATTTCTCGGTTGGTCATGGAACCACCCGGTAAATATGCGCGGTGCCCCTAGCACCACCCAGAATTTCACCACTAACACCAACGTCACCACTCCCGGCTTGTCTCTCAACACTCCTCTGTCGATAAGCATGAGCGGAACGAATACGGCGGTAGGCAACTGGAACCTTGTCGGCACCTATACCGCGAGCTCGGAGATTTGAGCGTGACCTACACGCAAGTCTGGGATCATATGCAAGGCCAAGTCCACGATCAGATGATCCAGCGCGACCATGACCAGGCGTTCATTCCGTTCGACCCCGCCAATCTCGACTATCAGAGCTATGTCGAGTGGCTCAACAAGGGCAACACGCCGAACCCTTATGTTCCGCCAACGCCAACCAGGCAGCAAGAAGCCGACGCCCATCAAGCGGGCGGGCTGACGGTCCAGTTCACCAGCAATACGAACCTGACCGCCAGATACCCGGTGATCGCGCCCGACAATCACAACATCAACGCCATCGCGACGTCGTTGAGCTACGATGGCAACATGCTTCCGGGCGGCGGCAATTCGGTGATGCTCAAGGACATGGACGGCGGGGTGCATCTGTTCGACAAAGGAAGCTTCAAGCTCCTCATGCGGGCGATTCGCGATTTCGTTTACGGTTGCCAACTCTACGTGATGGGCGCGACCGACAGCCTGCCGTCCAACAGCGTGTCCAAGTCGCTTGATGAGCTTATGGGTGAGGTCAACCCCCAATGAGCTACACTTACACCACCTTCCAAACGGCTCTCGCAATCGAACTGGCGGTCCCCAATAACAACCCCGCTGATCCCCAGTTCGTCGCCGTCCTGCCCACTCTGGTCGACCAGGCCGAACAGCGGTGCTACCGCGATCTCGACCTCCTCAACGCCACCACGAGCCAAACGCTCGCCCTTACCGCGGGCTCTTCGAAGCTCGACTTCTCGCCGCTGACGCCGGACATCCTCATCCTTGAGGATCTGAACATCATTGTGCCGTCGGGGACGACCAATCCGGAGCTTGGCGAGCGCGTCCCGGCCTATCCCGTGAGCAAGGAATGGCTGCGCATGACCTACGGGGTGAGCCAGACCAAGGGCATTCCGGTTTATTTCGCCATGAACGATGATCATACGATCATGTTGGGGCCTTTTCCGGACGCCGCCTATACTGTGGAGCTCGTCGGCAAATTCCGCCCGACGCCGATCTACCTCGTGGCTCCAGCCGACGGGACACAGACCACCTATCTGGCCTCGATCTTGCCGGATCTCTTCCTCGCGGCGGCGATGTGCGCCGGCACAGGCTACCAGCACAACTGGGGCGCCCAGTCGGACGACCCGCGATCGGCGATGTCGTGGGAGACGAACTATCAGACCTTGCTCAACACGGCGAAGAGTGAGGAGATGCGCAAGAAATACCACGGCTGGATGAGCATGACGTCCGAGATCTCGGCGATAGCGAGCCAACCTGGAACGCCAGGACCACCCTAATGGCATGGACGATCTCCATCCCGTGGCGAGGGCGCAGATTCGGCTTGGTCCTCCTCCCTGACGGTTGGTTCTTCCTTGGCTTCTTCGCGGTGGAGCCGCCCTAATGGCGTTCATGACCGTTAAACTGGTTCCGGGGGTGCGCGCGGAACAAACGCCTCTCCTCCTGCAAGCGGGCGTCATCCAGTCCAACAACGTGCGTTGGCGTGACGGCCTCCCCGAGAAGATCGGCGGCTGGAAGAAGTTCTACCCCTCCGCGCTTCCGGGCCCAGTGCGCGAACTGTGGACGTGGGAGGATCTGAACGGCAACGACCACCTGGCGGCGGCAGGCGAGAGTACTGTCACCGTCCTCACGGGCAACGCCCCGACCAATGTCACTCCGCAGAGCGCCACCCGGAACCCGTCGGCTCTGGCGACCACCTCCGGATCGCCGCTCGTCGTGGTCACTGATGTCGGGTCTGGAGCAACCATCCACGAAAGTGTGACCCTACAGACGCCTTACAGCATCAGCGGCATCTGCATTTACCCTGGCAATTATCCGATCGTCTCGGTCACCGACGCCGATCATTACACGATCAACATCGGCCAAAACGCGGGAGCGACCGTCGCCGGGGTGGCTTGCACCATCTCCAGCGTCGGCGGCTCGCCGTCGTTCACCGTCCATCTCGCCAATCATGGGCTCGCGGTTGGCGCGAACTTCTCGCTCGTTCTGCCCACCACCGTCGGCGGCGTCACCCTTTCCGGGTTCTCCGCTGTCGCGACTGTCATCGACGCCAACAATTTCACAATCACGGCGCCGAACACGGCGGCGTCAATTCAGACCGTCAATTACGGCAACGTCGCCAATCCTGGCATCCAGCTAGTCCAGTGGATCACCGCCTCTCAACAGCCAGCCATACTGATCACCGCGGCCGCGGCTTTCTCAGCCGGGTATTGGGGCATCGCTATGCCGCACAATCCTGGCACCATTTTCCCAGGCATGACGGTGACGAATCAGACCACCGGCCAGGTTCTCGGGACCGTCGCCTCCTATGCCCCGGTCAGTGTGACCCAGCAAGCGCAGCCTTTCATCTCGGGCCAGACGACGCTCACACTGATAGGCTATGACAACTCGTCAGGAATCGTCCCCGGCATGAGCATCACCGACGTGACCGTCGGATCGGGGTTGGGCACAGTTGCGAGTTATGTCGGCTACACGCTCACTCTGAGCGCCCCCGCGACCTTCACCGCCCATTACACAGTCACCGCGACGGCCGCATGGACGAGCGATTACGGGGGCATCCACGTCCCAGCCAATCCGGGCTGGGTTGTGGCGAACATGGCTGTCACTGACCTCACCCTTGGCGGCACGGCTCTTGGGTTCATCCAGAATTATCGCCCGTTAAACGCGACAGACCAGGTCCGCAATCAGTTCTTCGCCGGCAACACCAGCATCACGATGTATCACGAAGGGTGGCGCTGCGCCGTTCCGGGGGCTCATGCCGTCGATCTCGATCAGTCTGCTTCTCTCGGCACAGTAGTCAGCTATCTCGTCACGAATTTGGTTGTCACCCCTCCTGCAACATTCCACGGTAATCCTGGGGAAACCATTCAGTTTACGACCGTAGACAATGTCATGTTGCTGTACCAGCAACCGGCCCTTGGGCCGATCCCCGTCAATAGCGCCGGGGCTAATGACGTACTTGGGTTTGGCCTTACCGACACGCTGACCTTCAGCAGCGGGACTAATCACGTCCTGACGTTCATCGCTGCGCTCTCGTCTGGCAGCGCCGGGCCAAACGACGTTCTCGCGTTTACTGGCAGCGCTGCGCCGACGCTCACCGCCTCGGCGGCGTTCACCACCACTTATTCAGCCATCAACATGCCGCCCAACCCAGGCTGGATAACGACCGGCATGACGGTTTTTGATGAAACGATCGGTCAAGTTCTTGGCGTGGTGAATAGCTACGGGCCATCAGCCAGAACCTCTCTGGTCTACCCGAATGCATTTTCTGCCGGCGCGACAACGATCCAGATGCTCGCTGAGGGGTGGCGTTTTGCCCTCCCTGGAATGCAAGTGTTCGATCTAACCCCAAGCCGCCGCCTCATCGGCACGGTGTCGAGTTACATTGGACTGACTCTGACCCTGACCGCGGGTGCGCTCGTCAGCGGCGCAGCAAACGATACCCTGGAGTTCAACAGCGGGACACAGGCCGTCCTTTTTGTCGACAGTAGAAGCGGTCCACTGCCACTCCCGTTTAACAGCGGTGGGGCGAGCGACGTTCTGGCGTTCATCGGCGCATCCGCTCCACCGCCAGCGGGCCTGACCCCGTATTCGGCCGACGACTGGTGCATGTTCAACTTCGGCAGCATCCTTCTCATCAATCCGGAGGACGGGCCGATCTTCCAGTATGACCCGACGACCGGCCTCGGCGGGTCGCAATTGGTCGTCCCAGCGCCGTCGAAGGTGCATGGCATGTTCCTCGCCATGCCCGAGCAAATGGTCGTCACCTATGGCGCCTCGACCCAGGGCGTCCAAGACCCGATGCTGGTCGCCTGGAGCGACGCCGGCAGCTTCAACACCTGGATTCTCGCCATCAACAATCAGGCGGGCACCTATCGCCTGTCGCGCGGCTCCAGGATCGTCGGCGGCATCCAGGCGCCGATGCAGGCGATGCTGTGGACCGACGTCGGCCTCTGGTTAATGACCTATATCGGCTACCCGGATGTCTGGGGTTTCAGCGAAATCGCACAGGAGTGCGGCCTGATTGCTAAAAAGGCAGTCGCCGCGATCGGCGTCCAGGTCTTTTGGATGGGACAGGACAAATTCTGGACCTTCACCGGGGGACAGGTGCAGCCCTTGCCCTGTGAAGTTTGGGACGCGATTTTTCAAAATCTCAACCGAGATCTGGTCGACCTCATTCGCTGTTACACAGACACCGCCTTCGACAGTATCGGATGGTTCTTTCCGTCGCTGGCGACGAAGCTGCCGGGGGCGCTCCAGGAGAACGATTCCTTCATCACATTCAACAGAGTCACGGGCGAGTGGGACTACGGCACGCCGGTCGACATCTATGGCGACGGGAAGGTAGGCGGCATCATGGTGTCCGACTGGACCGACGCCAATGTGTTCGGCAACCCGATCTCGGCAATGACGAATGCGACCGGCACCCAGTCGCAGTTGATGTGGATGGACATGGGCCACGACGCCGACGGCCAGCCGATCGACTGGTGGATTCGAACAGGTCTGTTCATGCTCAGCGAAGGCGAGGACTTCCTCTTTGTCGATCGCTGCCGTCCCGATTTCCGATGGCGCACGTTTTCGAGTCCGACGACGCCGGGCGCGACAATCAGCATCACGCTCTATGCGCAGGACGATTCCGACAATCCGTCGAAGCCGCCGAAGGTCTACGGGCCGTTTCCCGTCACCGAAACGACGGGGTCATTTGACCCCAGGGCGCGTGGGCGTTACTTCTCGCTCAAGGTAGAGGGGAATGACCTCGGGAGCTTCGCCCGCTTAGGCGCGGTGAAGTTCCGATTCGCACCCGATGGAAGGGCCGGGTGACATGGCTCCGCTACCGACCCAGGCCGACCTCCAGACGGTCGTCACTGCGCTTCAGCAGATGACGGTGCAGATCGGCAAGCTTATCCATCAATTAGCGACTTCTGTGCCGTTCCTGCCGACGAGTGGGCTCGTGAACGCCGCCAACGATGCCGCGGCGGCGGCCGCAGGCGTCCCTGTCCATGGTACGTACCGCAACGGTTCTGTGCTGATGGTGAGGGTTGTTTGAATGCCCGGCTTCAATCCTGTCCCGAGCTCGATCCAGATTTCGCGAATGCTGCGACGGCCGCCTTCGGTGAGCGGGATCGCCTTCAAATCGGGGATTGCGGCGCCGAAACCGACGATGCGGATGCCGGGGCTGAGACGGGCGGACGGCGGCGGCATCCCTGACCATCCGCTGTCGCCGGTCATCGGGGCGATCAACACGCCCACCCCAGGCCGCGCCGACGCCCACCCGACGCATGTCCCGCCTGGGAGCTACGTCATGCCGGCCGACGTCGTCTCGGCGATCGGCGAGGGCAACACGGCGGCGGGCCAACAGATGCTGGCCAAGATGTTCCTGCCGCTGCAAGCGCAGGGCGGCCAGCAAATCGCCCTGATGGGGCAAAGGGCGCCCTTCGGCGCCACGGGCGCTCCCTATGGGGCCCAAGCTCCGAATCTCCGTTCAAGGGCGATGAAGCCGCCGCGTCCCCCAGCGCCGTACGTGCCTTCTCCACCCAAGTTCCCCTCATTCGGCACGCAAGCGCAGACCGGCATCGCAGCCTACGGCGGCGTCGTTCCAGGCGAGCCTGGCAGTCAGTTCCTCGATCGCGTGAGCGGCGCCGTAAAACCGGGGACGCCGATCAATATTTCCGGGGGCGAGTTCGTCATTCCGCCAGAAGAGGTGAAGCGGAGAGGCAGAGGGGACATCAACCGCGGGCATGAGATCCTCGACGCCTGGGTCACGCATCAGCGAGACGAGCACATCAAGACGCTCAAGCGCTTACCTGGTCCGGCCAAATGAGCAGCAAATTCTCCCACAACGATCGCTCACCCCCAGAGTCAACGGACTTAAGTCACATCCGGCTGGCCGGGCCAGATGACGAGATGCAGATCTTCTCGCTGTGCTCGCTGATGAACGCCGAGGTGGGGCTGCATCAACTGAACTGGCCGAAGGTTTCCGCCATGATCCGGCTGGCGACCCAGCGCATCCGAGGGATCATCGGCGTCATCGGTGAACCGTACGACCTAAAGGCTGCGATCTTCATGGTGATCGAGCCGGTCTGGTACAGCGATAACTTCACCCTCATGGAGTACTTCACTTACGTCAGGCCGGACGCGCGCAAGAGCACGTATGCGATTGACCTTCTCGCCTACGGCAAGCGGTGCGCCGACGAGCTCGACATCGATTTCGTCGCGGGGGTGTTCTCGACCAAGCGCACTGAGGCGAAGTGCAAGCTTTATCGGCGCGTCATGCCGAAAGTCGGAGAGTTTTTCCGCTACCATCCGGGATCGCTGGCACATGTCCGTCCCGCCAACCACCTAGCCGCAGAGTAACGCGATGGGCTCAATATGCGGCGGCGGCGGCGGCAGCGGCAACCCAAACACAACCACCAATCAAAGCTCGCCTCCGCCACAGACGTTGGCCAATTACGAGGCTGGGGTAAACCGGGCCACAGCCGTCGCCAATACGCCCTGGACGCCCTATCCGGGCGAGCAAGTTGCGCCGCTGAGCAATCAGACGGTGACCGGGCTCTCCAACCTCGACAAGTACTCCTACGCCGCCCAG